GGGGGACTTTGAGCCTTCTAGAGCCCTTAGGAAAGGGCTCTGGTCACATGGAAAGGAAACTGACAGTGCCATCCTCGAGTTATTCATTGCCGGCGGATTGGACCCTAAAAGTCCAAGAATACCACCGGCGGATGCGCTCGTGGGGTAACACTCCGTCATTCCGATCTGTGCCGCGGAGGAACCTCCCGGTAAACAGTTACAGTGATGTCCAACAGCGCGCCTTTCAGGCGTACCATAACGGCATCATCGTAACTGACATACCTACGAGTCAATCCTCCTATTGGCCCGGATGGTCCCCAGGGAACTGGATATGGAGCGGCTTCGATCGCGACAGCAACTTTCGACAGTTGCAGTCAGAATCGGGTGTCGACCCATATTCCGAACCTAGGAAAAATGACCTCCGGGTTAAGCTGCTTGTCAAGATTGCTGATGTTAAAATCAACAGTCCTGTCATGCAAGCGGAAGCGCACAAAACTGCCAAATCTATTGAAGGAACCGCTGAGCGGATCTTTCAAGCGATGGTAGCTGTGCGCGAGCGCCGTTTCAAAGCGGCTGCTCGTATCCTTGATATCAAGGCGCCGAGTTTTTCCAAAACTTGGAAAGACAGAGCCAAGTTCAAGGACGTGCCTTGGGAAAGGCATTGGCTTGAATATAAGTACGGTTGGATTCCGTTACTTATGGATGTCAAGGGAACAGCCGAGTTCTTTGCCCAGCAATGGGCGCTCGGCGGCCGGCCTCCCCGGGAAGTGGTACGAGTCTCCGACTCATGGGATAAATCCTATGAGAAAAGAGTCAAGTATACGCCAACCGGTGGAGCTCCTCAGGAAGACCAAGTCGAGACCTTGACGGTCAAAGACACGGTTCGCCTGAAAGCTTGGGTGGAGCTGAACTGTCCATTCTTAGCGGCTGCGCAGCAAGCTGGTTTGACCAACCCGCTGGTTGTCGCGTGGGAGTTAGTGCCTTATAGCTTCGTCTTTGACTGGTTTATCCAAGTCGGGGACTGGCTGACGGCTCTCACTGCCACAAATGGTCTGACTATAGTCCGTGTGATGGAGAGTATGCTAAGGGACTTTCATTACGTTTATGATACTCCAGAAACCACAAGGATTTCTGGGGGATTCAAGTACGTAACAGGGAATCACCATAGCATATTCGATTCACGCGAGTACTACAGATCGATACCAGTTCTTGACCCGCTCCAACTGAGACCTGTGGTCCGTAATCCGTTTAACGATTTCGTTAAGCTGGTTACGGCTGTTGGGTTGATTAAGGGGCGAATCCGGTAATTCTGCCGGGAACAACACGAGGGCTAGTTACCCTCAAATTTCCTTTATGGAGAAGTAATGGCAGCAGCTGCCGATCTGTC